AGGGAAACGGGCGCGGAGCTTGCTGCCCCGCACCTCCCTTGATACGAGCCGCCGAACCCGCTCCATAAATCTCGTCAAATTGCTCATCAGTCCCAACGCCCTTGAGAAGCCCGTTGATATCTTCTTGCGTTGGTTCGGGAGATGACGTCTGACCCGGGAACCTGTATGGGCCACCAATTTGCCTCACTGAACCGTCGGCCATCGTCACGAAACGGGGCGGGTTGCGCAGATACCCCGCGCGGTCGGCCATTGCCGCCATCCATTCGGGTGTGCCGGGCTGGACACCACTTTGCTCAAGCGATCGCTCGAATGCGTCGGGCTGCTGCGGCAACGGGTTCTCAAGGTCATACTGCCTGTTCGCCTGATGCGTCTGCTGCGCAATCTGGGCTTGCAGGATCAACTGGCGCAGGCGTTCCGATGAGCCGTCATCATAGACCGGCGGAGCACCACGCATTTGCAACAGCGTATCGACCGTGCCGCCAAGAACATCCCAGCCCTTGCCGCCCTTGGAGAATATCCCCGGACGCTTTGGCATGGTCGGCAATGTGCCATCACCTTCTAGCCGCGCCTGATCCTGAATTGCGCCGATATCTATAGCGCTGCCCAGCGCCTTGCGCCGGTTTCCACCGAACAACCCCATTTAACCGCCTCCCGAACCAGCTTTTGCAAGATTGGCCGTTGCGGCCAGAATAAGGTCGCCAAGGAAGCCCCCAGAGCTTTTTGACGTGCCTTGGCTGTTACCCTGAATATAGCGGCCCAGAAGCGAGGCGATACTGTCCGCGTAATTGCCGGAAAGCGCTTGGGGCAGCCCGGCTTGAACTGTAGCCAGTTGCGAAAATTGTCCCGGAGCCGCGTTCTGATAACCTCGCTCGGTCGCATAGTCGCGATAGCGCAACTGGTTTTCGTTGTCGGCGATCGCTCTTGCCACCGTATCGGTGTTGTAGGCCGAGCCATAGCGACCCGCTTGGGAAAACTGCGATCCGACGCCGGTCACAATGTCCTGATTGGTCTTGTCGAGGACCTTTTGCAGATAGGGGTTGCCTTCGAGATATTTGCCCGAAAGCAGGTCTTCACTGTATCCGCGCGCCTTGTCGAAGCCGGGCTGATATTTGGCGAGGATTGACTGCGACTGGTCATAGGCGGGCCGCAACTGCGCCGCCGCGTCATTGATCTGCGGCGCATAGACAGCATTCGGGGCCAAGGTCTGGCTTTCCGTTGTCTTCACCTTCTTGCTAAAACTGCCCATCGGCAAGGTCCTTTTCCATGACCACTTGATATTGGTAGTAATCCGGCATCAGCCTGACCCATGCCGGCCTGCTTGTAATCCGGGCAGACTTGCACCCCAATTTTGCCGCGGCACCCTCGGCAATTGGGATGAGCATCTGTCTGATTTGTTCTAAATCTCCAGTTGCGGCCACGCTTCTGAGTTCCATCCAGCCTGTTGGGTAGCGCTTGAAGCGGAAAACAATCGCCGCATTCTCGGCGCGCATGAATTGCGCCTTGCCTTCAAGGATTTCCGAATCGAGCCAGTCTTGGGTGTAAAATCTTGGATCCAACGCGGAAACAAGACCTGCCCTAAACTCTAGATACCCGGCCCAATCGGGGACGATCACGGCAATTGCTCGTTTTCGTTGAGCCTCCGCGCCCGTCCGCCCGACGTGGTATTGCCGCCTGTCGATCCGCCAGTCTGGCCCGGCAGGGTCGGCTCGGTAACCGTTCCACCCGTCGAGACCGTGCCGCTGTCCGTAACCGTCTGCGTAACTGTCAACGCCGGGACCGTGAGCGCCTGCCCTGAGTAATCCGGCAGCGCGAAAGTCGTTATCCCGTCCCCGCCAAATGTCGTCCCGATCTCGTCATAGAGTTGAGGAAAGTCGATTATGTTGAGCGTGCTTCCGTCGCAAAGAAGGTGGTTTGTGATCGCATTCTGGTTCGGCCTGCGCTTGATATCGCCTGCTTGCGTCCAGCCACCCGACAAACCGGAAAATGCGCCCCTCACCCGCCTGTTGAAATCCATTTGCGAATTGGCAAGCGAGGGAAGCGCAATGTCGAATGTCGTTTTCGTCGCCATGAAGGCGTAGATTGCCGCCGTCACAGCCTGTTCCCCGGCGCGCTATCGAACTCGACACCCCTCGCGAACGTCCATGCGGGCGAAGCTGCCGAAGATATGGTCAGCGTCGGCCTCAAATAACGGGCCTGTGTCCGGGTCGGCATGTGCCCGCCTGCCATGAGTGTCGAAAACGAATCGCTTGTCCCGCTTGAGCCAAGCGTCTGCTTCTTGAGCAATGAAAGCGTCAGCCCACTTGCCGTGTCGACATCGGGCCTGCCGCGCTTCAGCCGCGAATTGCGGTTGCGATGCATCTCCACATCGCCGCCGGTAAATGTCGCAGCCATGGGCGTTCCGGAAAAGCTTCCCAGCGCGTTCGTGCTGGAAAACACATAGAGTTTCGGATCGCCGCCCGTGAACGTCGCGCTATCAAGGCTCGCCAGCCCTGCAAAATCCAGATTGTCGTCGTTCGCGCCGACAGCGGGGTCCTGTTCGTCTATCGATACGCCATTCGTGACACCCGAAAAGATGATCGGCGAGACATAAGTGATGGTTGACCAGCGTTGCAGGTTCCAGTTGTAGCAGTAGATCGCGTCGCCCATCGACCACATGCACACCCGGTTGACCGGATCAATCGCCGTCGACATGCTGGGCCAGTCCGCCGAATTGTAGAGCGCGGCAAATGTGCGATCGATCACCTCATTACCGATGGGAATAGCCTGAGCGCCATCCCACATCATGAACCCCTCGTCGGAGAGGAAGAATCCCAGATTGCCCCATTGAGCGACGGAATGAGGCGTCACGCAACCAATGTTGCTCGATACGACGTCGATATTGAAGATCACATTCCCGCCGACATAATCCATCCGGCGGATGCAATCGCGCTGGAGAATGATGCCGGACTCGCCCGAAAGGATGCCGTTTACCCGCCCGCCATCGGGAATGATGTTGTAATCCGACTGCCGTTGCCCGACCGTCCAGAATTCGGCATTGTTCAACCCGCACCAGCCGATTGTCATGATATCGCCGTCGCGACACGTGCCGACCAGAAAGTCCTTCACAACGCCAAGCGATTCAAACTTGGGCGGGTTCCCCCCAAGCGTCGAAACCGTAAAATCCGCGAGGTTGATCTTGACCATCGCGTCAGCCGCGTTGGTCGCAATCGCCAGTCCCCCGAACTGTGCAAACCGCCAGCGCTGATCGCCCTGGATCGAATAGCCCGAACCGATGCTTGTAAACGCCCCGGATTCCGCCTTGTAGAGATTGGTCGCTGTTCCTGCGATGATCATCGAGGCCACGCCTTGCGGGGAAACGAACGAAGCCCCGCCCTTTGGCGCCGCCGCGAGCGCTGTGTGGGTCGAAGCCCATTGCCCTACCGGCCTGTAACCATCGGCCATCGGAAACACGCCGTCAGCTACTCTCAAAAACCGGTCGTTCAACCGAGAGGGTCTGTCCGGCGCGAGCGGACCGAGTTCCCAATACATTAGCTGAATGCCCTCAGGCCACGCGCCACAAGCGGGGCGGACCCCATGCGCTTGGTCATGCCCTGCGCGTTGATCGAGGCGATGATATCTGCCGCCGTCGATGCCCAAAGGCCGATACGTTCGTCATTCCACCCGAACGCCTCACCCGCTGCAAGCGCGCCTGCAAGATAAAGGTCGGGATGACTTGCCAGAAGCCAGTTGGACGTGTTCGAGTCCGATAGCGCGGGTATCTTCGCCAGATACACCATTTCAAGCGTGTAACTGGCCCCAGGAGCGGGCGCGAGAAGGATTTCCTCATCAACAATCGTGTAAGCGGTGGGCTGGCCCGTCGATCCGTTTGCCCGGACTGTTTTCAGGTGCTGCGGCGCGAAATAGTCGAGTGGAATATCAGGTGAATCGGACAAATAGAGCGAGCGCATCTCCAGAAAGTCGGTAGGCAAGGCCGTATAGCCGCTCGATGCCGTGGCCCTTGAGCGTTCCTCCATCTCCGGGCACCGCAATTCGCGGTTGAAACGCGCTTCGGCCAAGGCGATGAAGTCCGCCGCTATCGTGATCGTCGAATCCTTCAGCCAATCGAGGATCGACGCTTTCAATTCGGCATAGGTCGATAGCGCCATTAGACCCACCCCTCGCTTGTTCGTATCTTGCGCCAGTCAGGATCGTTGAGCTTTTTCCATACCCTGTCGGCATGGTCCGGGTTCAAGACATCGATCCCATAGTCTTCCAGCCACTGCGCCATCACCACGGGGCTGAAATGGGCCACGTGGTGCATGTGATGGTCGCCATGATCCTTGTAACCCTTGAACTCGTTGCGGATTTTGCCGCAAATATCGAGAACCTTGGTCACGTCCTGACGCGTCTCTATGGCAATGGTTTCGCCGTCATGATGGAGCCAGCGCTCGACACCGGATGTGGCGTTTTTGGTAAGCAGTCTTTTCATGAAAAAATGGGGCGAGTTTCCCCGCCCCACCCCTTGTCAGGTCGATTTCTTGACGTCCGTCACAAGGCAATGTGCCTTTTCGTTCGAGACTTCGAGCGTATACTCGACCAGAATCTGGCGCTTCTCGGTGTCGCCGGTCTTCGCCAATTCCCAAGACTTCATGGGACGCGCGACGGCCATCTTGACCTTCTTGGGGTCATAAATGATCGCATCGCGAGAGCGCATGAAGCTCTGCGGAACAACCGTCAGCTTGCCGAAGTTGCTGATATAGGCATCAGCGCCCCCGACAATCGTCGCCTCCTTGTCGCCCACTTCGCGGCGCAGATCGGCAATGCCGGTAAACTCCGAAAAACGGGTTTTGAGAGCCGCCGGGAGCATCATCACAGTCGGCTTGGCACCGGCATCGAATGCCAGCTCCATGACTCCGTTGATGTGCGATTCGGCGAACTGGCGAAGCGTTCCATCGGTGCGCGCCACGACCAGCGATGTAGACGAGGCGAACCCCCCGTTTGCACCGTCAGAGGCCAGGCTCACATTCGATGTCAGCCATGCCGCGAACCCTCCCGATTGCGAAGGAAGCGTATCCGTTCCGGCAACCGAAGCCTTGTTCGAAAGCATCTGCTTTTCGAGGTCGCGCTTCAGCTCAAGACCCTTCAGGATAACCTGATAGTCCATTTCCGAAGCCCGACCGGCCTTGTCGAAGGTCTCGACCGAACCCGAAACGGTCGCGGTCTTGTCCGAAATCTGCGTGCGATTGTTCACGCGCACAGTCGGGGTGGCCGCGTCCATCGTGGCTTCGTCGCCTTCGAGCACCGCATTGTCATCGACGGCAGAGGCAAGCGCCTGAGTCTGCCATTCATGAATGCGCTGCGTCGCTTTTGAACGCCCAATGGTCGAGTAAAACGGGCATTCCTCCCGCTCAGTGCGGTCGATAATGTCCGAAAGGTCTTCCCGGATGCCCTTGGCATCGTACGAAGAAAAGGTGTTTGTGGGCTGAGACATTGCTCAATCCTTTCGTGTTCAGGTTCTAAGGAGCCGCACTGCGTCCTCGATGGACCCGGTGCGTTCGAGGCGAGCAAGTCCCGCCTTGCGTTCGTCTGCGGAGAGTTCGGCTCGCGTCCGGCCAACGCCGGGGGCTGAGACCTTGGGAACGGGTTTCGCCTTTGCGGCCTTCGCGGCCTTTTGAGCCGCATCCCATTTCATTGCCTTGTGAAGAATGTGCAGTTCGATCGCATCCGCCTGTGAAAGCACATCCTCGCCAAAGCCATTGCCCTTGGCATAGGAAATGAGTTCCTGCGCGACCTTCTCGCCATT